CGCTAAAAACGTCTAGCATTAAAGTTTCTATGTTTGCTAAAGCCGCTTGATTATCGGCTGCCCCTACTACTACGGTTAAAGCAAAACGCACGTTTAGCCGATTACTTAATCCGCCGATAGATACCGGCGTAATGTATGGGCTTGCCGGTACTAGCACTATGGCGGGCGGGGTTATCTGTTCCCGTGGAAACGCATAAACTACCCGACCAGCCGCGCTTAAGTCGCTGGCTAAATCATCTCGTAAGGTTACTAAATTAGCCATTACCCTACCAAGCTGTTTGTGTCTACGTCTTTACCTAGTAGACCCATTACGCGCTGTAACATTGAGCGCCCAAGCCGGTATGGTGCGGGCTGAAAATCTACGCCCTGTTGCCCCATAGTGCCTTTTTGGGTTTCCCAAATATCCACGGCTAGAGCAAGGCAAGCTTCTCTTACGCTTGCGTTTGTATCAAAAAGGGCGGCTTGCGAAGTTAAAGTAGCTACTCCATAAGGGCGTACTGGGGTGCGTATTACGTCGGCTTCTACTATTGCTACGTCGAAGCTGCTAACCCTTCTTACGGTTATTTCGCCCGTGCCGTTAAAGTCCACGCCGCACCCAGTAGTAGTTACTTCTTGCCCTACTACGAAGTCGTGCGGTTCGGCTGTGTAAAAAGTCGCTACGTCATTAGTAAGTTCTACGGCTACTACGCTAGACCGGTTAAAGTCCAAGTAACTTAAAATAATGTCGCTTGCGGCGTCTGCTACTTGCTGCACTACCGCGTCGGAATAAATAGACCCAATACCAAGTACAGCCTTTAGCTCACTAATGTTAATAATTGCCACGGCTTAAACCTTTCTTATTGGGGTGTAGGGGCGGCACAGGGCAGCACCGCCCCTACGGTTAAATGGGCGTCTTAGTCTTGGTAAACGCGAATACCCAAAGGCTTTTTAATTGCAATACCGCCGTAACCATAAACGCAAACTTCAATTTGTCCTGAACCGATTACGTCTACACGAAGCTGTCGAACGGCACTTTCGTACCATGTAGCAGCTTCAGGCGCTAACAAAATCATGCCTTCGTTAGTTCCTGCGCTCATGTGTGGGTCTACGTACAAAGAAGTACCTAGTACGTTTCCTACCAATGAAGTACCTACAGCCTGACCAGCCGCATTACTTGGTGCGGCTGCGTTATAGATTGGTCGGTCTGAGCCGTCCTGGTAGCCCATGATGGCGCTCCAATTTGTAGTGTTAGCAATTAAGTTGCGGGCAAAGTTGCCGGAACCTGCGTAAGCTTCGGCGCTTTCGGTAGAAATGAAAGCCTGTAAACCGCTAGCTGTATTTGCTTGGACTGTACCGGCTGTACCTTCTGCTACTAGCATGGCATTTACGGCTACGTTAGTGGCTTTTGCGTAGGCTAGGTTCATCTCTCTGAGGAGCTCGGTCAAAAAAGCTGGGCTTGACCGGTCAATGAGCTCCCAGCTAATGATAGACGCGCCGGCGTACTTGGCTACGTCCACCGTTAGGTAGGTCGAAGTCATAGGCGTACCGAACGTATTACCTTCTTCTGCAACTTCGGCGACTGTTGGCGCTTGGGTTAGCTTAGGAATTGTAAAGCTCATACCGGAAGGCGGCAAAGCGCCCGAAGTAATAGCGTCAATAGTTGGACGTCCACCGATAGTTGTAGTAATAAATTCCTGCAAGTGCGGTGGAAGCGTTAGACCCGTATTAGTAGTAGTGCTTTCGTCGGCTGCTCTAATGTATTGGCGGCTATCGTCGTTACCCATAGCTGCCTTAATGGTGTGCTCTAGGTAACTTGTACCGTCTACGACGGGGCTTCGTGGTGCGGTGCGAATTGGAGCAGCAGCCTGAATAACCGCGGGTGCGGCTTCAACTTGTGCGGCTTCAACTTCTGGTGTTTCTGTTTCCATTGTTGTATCCTTTATATTTTCCTCGGCGGCTGCTTCGGTGGCTTCTGGGGTGTCGCTTTCTTCTTCATTTTCACTAGCGGCGACGTCTGTTATGAGAGCGCTAGAAAATGCCGGGCTGGTAACGTGTGCGACTTGTTGTAAAGTAGCAGCCGTAACTTTCATTACGCCCTTGTCTATGGTGTATTGGTCGGCGCTTGCTTCAATACTAAAAGCGGGGCGTAAACCTTCGGCGGCTTCGATAAGCGCGTCTGTACCCGCGCTAGTAGGGGCAATTTTAAAAGACATAGAAATACCTGCCGGTGTAATAGTCTCGCTACCTTTTACGCCTCTTCCAAGCGGTGCGGTTCGGCTGTGTTCTTTATTTAAAATAATTTCTTCGGCTTTAAATTGTTGAAAACTTCCCGCCTCAAAAATAACCGCGCCCGCGCTGGTATTTCCTGCCACGCCAAACGGTACGACCATGCCCGTAATAGTGCGGGTAGTTATGTCTGCGGCTAGTATCTTGCCGTCAAAGTTAATTAGCATTAGTTACACTTCCTCTAGGGGCTAGCCCTTCCATTTGTCGGGCTTCGTCTATGTCTATAAGTCCAATTTCTAACATTTGTCTAGTCACTTCAATACGCTCCAGCGCTGTACCGCGTAGGTACTCCTCAATTTCGAAGCGCACCCGCTGCGTACTTGGTGTTATATCGTCCATGCTTAGGCGCTGTTCTACGGCAATTAAAAACGGCATTAGCGAAAGGTCTATAAGGCTTCTACGCTCCTGCAAGGTATTGCTATAGGTGCTACTTGTGCTTTCGGCGTTCAAATACCAGGCGGGTATGTTCATTAGTCGCGCTATTTCGGTAGCTGTGTTCATACGGTTAGCGCTTAGCTCCATTTGGCTAGCGTCAAACCCAAAAGTTTCTACTTCTAAGTTTCCAGATAGGTAAGCCGTTGAGCGCTGGGCGCGGGCTGCCTTCCAATTAGATAACAGGGCGCTAACTTGGTTTGCTGGCAGGTCTACGCCGCTATTTTTAATATACATAGCGGGGTTAGGCTCTTCTGCCATACGGCTAACCGCTTTTTCTAGGTCTAACGCGGTCTTAATTGTGCGTCCGGCGCGGGTTAAAATACCGCCCGTACCTAAACCATAAAACACAATAAGCGAACCTACGCCCGCCATAGGTACTAAATTACCGTCTACATAAAAGCCGTCAATAATAACGCCGCTTAAGCCTTCGGTAGTGTAACTAACCCGCATAGGGTCTACTCTTCGGGCGCGGGTAGGTCGGTTATCTTCCGGCGATAATTCTAAGACTTGCCAATATGCGACGTCGTGAAAAACTAAATCATCAAACGTCCAGCTCATTACTACAGCCGTAGGTAGCGCTGGGTCTGGCTGGGTTAGGATAGTTCGCCCGTCAATTTGCGCCCCGTTTATTTTATTAAATGCCCGTAACGGAAGACTTGCAGCCGTGCCGCAAATAATAGACCTAGCGCGGGCAACGCTGGGCACTTCCATAGCTTCTTGGCGCGTAGTGTATGGCGACATAAACATAGGCGCGAAATTTTGACTAGGTAAAATGTTTATAGCGGCGGTAACCGTAGGCGGCGTAGCTGCCTTAATTTCGGAAGTAAGAGAAAATGCACCCAGTAAACCCATAATGCCAGTATGCGGTTAAATTTAAATTGTTGCTAATAATGCAACAGCAAGTAACGCCGTTCAACGTGTCGCGCCTACCGTCCAGAGTTCTTGACCCCTCATTAGCGCTAGGCGCGACTTAAACCGACATTATCACGGCTTCGGCTTGCGGCGTCGTAGCGTGTCCAACTGCCATAACTAAAGCTACGGCGGCGCTAATTGGATTAGTGGCAGCTCGTCGGGCAATCCTCCAACCGCCGTCCCCAGCCGGACGCCTTGCACACGCTACTAAGTGTTCGTGCATTACGGCTTGCCCGGCATGAATTAAGCGCCCGTTATTCATAGCGTTTAAAGTCTGGTCGCAAGATATTGCAAAATTAGCCCCACTCCACGGCGTAGGAATAGTCTGCACCTGGGCGCGGGCTAAGTGCGGGGCAATAAATCCCGCTGTGTTCGGGTCATAGGCTACTACTCTGGGGTTAAAGCGTCTGGCTAGTTCGGCAATTTCCCCAGCTAGTAATACGTCATTTATTCCGCCTTCTTTGTGCCACTCATGCACAAATACCGCTAAATTTTTGTCGGGCTGTTCTTGTACGCTAACTAGGTAGGCTTTTTCACGGTTAAAACTTAGGTCTAACCCCATGTAGGTAGGCAAGCCGTCTAGCATAGTTACTTGACGTTCGCCCGCGTTCCACTTTTCCATGCTCCACGGGCTTGTCATACTTGAAACAAACATACATAGGCTCTCTGTCTGAAATGCTTCTTTAGTATCAAATTTAGCGCTGTCTAAAATGCTTTCTATGTCTATCAAGTGCCCCAGCGCCGGGTTAGCTTGTTGTATCGCCCTAATGTCCGGCGGGTTCACTTGCGAGCCTTCGGCGGCGCTCCACTCATACCAGCCCATACGCGGCGAACTGTTCATAAGCGCTCGGGTTCGTAGGCTGTTTAGTACGGTGCTGGCTTCGCTGCCCGCGTTTGACGTTATCCAAGTTTGCCCGCCCGTAGTTCGGGTAAGCGGTACGGCGGCTTGCCATGCTTCCTCGCTAATTTCTCGCAGCTCATCTACATAAAGTAAGTTAGCCGTGCTACCGCGTGAGCCTTCGGAAGTCGCTGCCCTAATGCTGTATTTTCTAATTCTTTGGCATTTTTCCGTGCAGCTCTTCGGGTAATGGTGGCAATAGACTTCTAACTCTTCCTGGCCATTAGTGCGGCTAACCCGCTTAATTCTTTTGCGCGTCCAGTCTAGGCTTTCGGCTAGGTCTACCGTTTGCTTAAAAGTGTCTAGGGCTAGTTGCCTGGTCTGAGCCATAGCAATAATTTGCTTACTTCCAAAAACGTATAAATGGGCTAGGAATAACTGCCGGACTAGCGCCGTTTTTCCATTTTGGCGAGCTACCAAAATACCTATGTTTGACTTTGCCCACTTGCCTTCCGGCGTCATTTTTAAAGCGTCGTGTATAACGTATTCTTGCCACGGTAAAAGCGGTTGCCCAAATTCTCTAGCTAGGTCGCTTACTATTTGCCCCGCGCTTGGTAAGTTCTGGCTTGGGCTTTGTAGGCGGGGCTTGGAAAACCCGTAAATAGTCTGTGACGTAGGCAAGTCCATTTGCTTCTTCTTCCTTGTTGCCCTGTGTTCGTGTTTCCACGGTTAAATGTAATTGTGCCAGTATTTGCGTAAACCTTGCGGCGAGCGCGGGCACTTCTTTTAGTTCCCCGGTATTAAAACTTGTGTCTAGTGCATAGGCAAGGCGTCGAGCTAGTGCAACTGCCCCGGCGTCGGTAATTGTTATCCAGTCGGCGCTGGAAATAGCCACTTCTAAATTACTCCCAATCTCATTGGGCTCTATCTCGCTTGAACCGAGCGAATTGGTCACGATACTTTTTTATCTGCCATAGGCGGGCTAGAAACGAGCGTAGGGGAGAGATACAGCATGGAAAGGAGTCGGGGTGCAGGTGCTTCAGAAAAAACGCCCCTACTGCCCTTAAATCGCTTTGTATTGAATTTAATCGTTTTAGCCTTATGACATTCTTTGCACAATACTTGCAGGTTATCTATAGTATTTTCCCCGCCTATTGCCAGCTCTATAACGTGGTCTACTTCTAAACCTATGTCGCCGCAATAGTTACAAGTCTTGCCGTACATTTTAAAGGCTTGAGCCCGTAGGCTTTCGCGCTTAGTGGTATTACCTCGTAATTGTGAGCTGCTCACACTTGACCCTTCATTATGTTGTAAGCCTTAATAAGTCCACGTTCATACCGGTTAGTGCCTTTAGGCTCTTGGTCTAGTATGTGGTCGGCTAACGTGTCTAACCTTGTTTTCCAAGTCTTATCTATTATGTCTGCTAATGCTCGTATATCGTTTAGTTCTTGGGTTTGTTTGTCGTGGTCTTCTATAAGTCTGTTTACCTTGTCTACATAGCGTAATAAGTCTTGCGCTGGGACTTGTAGCCATTCTTGCTCCATTTAGTTAGCGTAGCAAGGATTGACCCAGAGCTGGAGTAGGCAAGGAATGGCTTTACTTAACACCATTTCTTGACCCGTCGCTGTCGTGTGGGTCGTCATGGGGACTAATTACGTCCAGCCGCGCCATGTAGTTAAATAGTTTGCTTATTAGTATTTGGGCGGCTCGTTTCAAATACACCGTTTAACCTCGCATTTCTGCCTGTATGGGCTTATAAATCCATACGAAAGTTACGCCTTCTAACGGCGGTTTACGCGGTTATTGGTCGCGCCTACGTTATACTGCGTAGTGAGTTGTTAAGACTTAGTACCTTACTGGTGCTTGCGGCACGTCGCTATGTTTCTTGGCTTGGCGGCGTGTCGCTTGTTTTTAAAAGGTTCGGCTCGGCTATTTTCTCGTCGTATTCCGTCCACTTGCCGCAACAATGAGTAGCCCAAAGGCGCGTGTTTGTGTCCGGGTCTACGCCGAAGTCTACGGGCGTTAAAATCTTGGCACACTCTGGGCAAGCTGCCGGCAAGTGTTGAGCCGCTAGGTAGTGCCCTTGTATTTTCTTTTCTATGCTTTCCCAGACGAACTCGCTCATATTTCCTTATCCTCTACTGTTTGCAGCATAATAGTAATAAGTTTAAATACCTCTTTAGTTTGACTATTAGGCTTTTCTATAATTGTGCTTATAAGCCCGCGTAGCTGCATTAGCGCATTAGTAAAACCCGCGTCATACAACTTTTCTAAAGGTTGCTGGCTCACTCTTCGCTCGCTTCTAAGTCCGTCATTAGGGCTATGTAGTTGTCTAATAAGTCGCAAATAGCGCTTCTGTATGACGCAAAATACCCCGCCGTAAACTCCTGTTTAATATCCATTTCGCGCGTTGGAGTTTCGTCTAACTCTCGCCTAATTTCGTAAAGTCTTTCTAATTTCATGCCCTGTTACTCCATTTCTCACAGAAGCCGCATAGCTTCTTTTTGTATAACCAAGCGCCGCATTTACAGCGCTTAACTTTTTTATCCTTTGACACTGTGATACGCCCACCATTGGCTTAACGCTTCCTTAAAATTAACTACATGAAGTTGCCCGTTATTCCAGACTTCGGCGTAGTAAATAGTTTGCGTCGCGGTATCCCCATAGCCCAGCATTACAGCAAAATTACGCTGCTCTGATAAACGTTTTAATGCTATGGCTTGCCCGCTGCCTAAGTTCATATGTGGCACTTCGCCGTTTCCGTCCCAGTGCTTCATTTCCACTATTAAGAATTGGTAACCCGTTTCTAAAAAGTATGCATAAAAGCCGTCTACGTCGCTTAGGGTTACTGTATCTTTTAGCCTTTCGGTAAAGCCCCATTTATCAAACTGCCAGGTATTTTTTAGGTGCGTTTCCATGCTTCTAATCTCGTGCATTTAAATACCTAACCACTTCGCTAATTTGTTGCCATGTTCCGTAGTTTTCTTCGTCCCAATCGCTTAGTAATTCTTCTAGGCGTAAAACGTATAGGGCGTGTGTTCCATTATTGGACTTCATAGCGGCAATTATTTCTACTAAGCGCTTGGCTAAAATGTCACACTCACACTTGCAGGCGTCGCTATGTAATGGGTTTGCCATTATGACCTGTCCCATTTAGCCTTGCAGCTCTCGTCCGTGCCGCCTACCGTGCAAACATAACCGCCGTAAGGCGTACCGTCTTTCTTAAGCCCGGTCTTACGACGCATAGAGCCGTGGGCGCAAGTCGGTACGGTTGGGTAATCTTCGTCCGGTAGTGCCCACGGGTCTACTTCTTTAGTTACCGTAGGTTCTACTTGCCTAGCCTTAGCGCTGTTTACTTCTTGCTTGCTAGCCATTGACTTACCTAGACCAATACCAAGCGCCCCAATAGCACGACCTATAGCCGACGTTTCTAAGTTGGCTAGCTCGCTACCGCGGGTAAAGGCTGTTTTGCCTTGCGCTAGTTCGCTGCACGTGCCGGTACTGGGTCTAATGTCTTCGGCGGTTCGGTAGACCCTAGCTATACCCCAAATAAATTCAGGGTTACCGGGCATAATTCCCATAAACTCAAACTGTATCGAACCTTCAGGGTACTTAGCATAAAAAAGTTCTATACGAGTTTTAACGTCTACATAGTCGCTTATGTCGTAGCTCATAAGTGCCACCCGTCGCGCTTCATTTGGTCTTCTATTGTTTCGCCGTTTAACCACTCTTCACGGCGGCTTCTTTGGTGCGCTTCTTCTACGCGTATGCCGAAAGCAAAACCTGCCACGGCTGCAATAATCATTAGCATTAGGGTAAAACCATTAAAAAACATTTGCCCTGTTTCCTTTGTTAGTTATTTCTTTTTTAGTTGGTCTTGACTGTATCGCTTAACCCCGCCAATTTTTAGCGGTTTAAGCGTTCCGTTTTTTTCCCAGCGCCATAGCGTAGTTCTATTTACTTGTAGCTGGTCTGCCATTTGTTTAGCTGTTAGGTACTTGTCCATAAGTCCCTTCTTTCGTTTTAGTGTTGCATACCGTTGCAAGTAGCGCAAGCATTTCTACTATTTGGGCGTGTCGTGGTAATAAATGTGTGCTTCTAAAATGCTTTTTAAATCGTCTACCTTGTCTACCAAGTCGTTTAGAGAGCGTCCACCGTTCGCCGTAGGGCTTATTTGCGCGGTAGCTGTGTCTATGTAGAGCTTAAGCGGCTTTAAAACTATCCACTTTATAAACATACCGACGCACCCGGCTATGGTCATAATTGCGGCGGCGTATTTGGCTATCTCTAAAATGACCATTTAGGCGTCTATCCATTTTTGCGGGTTACGGTGCTTTTTAGGTGACCATGTACGGCTGGCTAAAATCTGAAAATGCAAGTGCGGGGCGGTGCTATTACCTGTATTGCCCGAAATGCCTACTAAATCGCCTTGAGCGACACGCTGCCCGACTTTGACACTAACAGCCGATAGGTGGCAATAACCCGCCCACAAGCCCGCTACGCCGTTACTAAAGGGTTCGTTATCTACAATAACGTGCAGCCCCATAGCGTAGCCCCAGCCGCTTTTATAAATGTGTTTGCCGGCATGGACTACTACCCCGCCTACGGCTGCATAAACAGGCGTTTTATTTGCTCGGTAATCTATGCCCTTGTGTAGTGAGCCAGTACGGTATTTAGCGCCATACGGAAAAGTAACTATGCCTTTTTTAATCGGCTTCATCTGCGTTAGCCCTGCCGTAATTGTCATACTCTGGGTTTAGCCAGTTAATAAGAATTGGCAGGGCTGCGGCTAGTCCAAGTGCTAAAGCTGGGTGAAGTTCTAAAGTATTGGCGTTCATAAGTAGCCAGCCTAAGACCCCAGCGCTAAACACTTTTAGAAATGAAGCTACCGGGCTATGTGCTAACCATGTTAAAAAAGTCATTATTTCGCCGCTACTTCTTCTTGCGGTTCATCTGGTAATTCTATAACTTCTACTATGTTATTGTTTGGCTTTTCTGGGTCGTAACCGCCCAAACCATAAGTAATTATTTGTGCCATTATAAAGCCCTTACATAAGCGTTAGGATAGCTAATACTTGTGGTCGGTGTTACTGGGGTTGCTGTTGCAGGAAACGCACCCGTTACGGCGGTTTGAGTAAAATAACCTAGATACATATTTTGTAAAGTTCCAGTAACGCCACCCATTCTTTGCGTTCCTCTGCCTGAGTCCTGCGTTGTGCCACTACCTAAAAATTGCGCGCTACCTGTTTGCATATTAAATGCTAGCCAATACCAACCGGCATTCAAACTTTGACTAATTGTAATTAAATAAGATGTACTAACAGCAGAAAAAGCAACCGTGCCAGCGTCCAAAACTAATGAGCTTGGTGCGCCGTTTGTATCGGAATAAATACCTAGCCTTACTGTTCCCGCCGTTGTAACTGTTAAAGCGGTAGTACAGCCAATTCTATCGAATGTAGTTGTATTCCCTACATAAAAGTGAGTGTAATAAGTCGTGTCCTCCACTGGGGTAGCGCCGATTGTTGATTGTGCCGGAGTTCTATAAAACGCACCCGAAGCAAAGGGTAAAAAGGCGGGCGGCTGTCCACCGCCGCCAATGGTAACCGTCCAAGCATTAGAACCGGTTCTAATAATCTGGGCTGATTGAAATTGCGCTATTTTTTGCGCTGTATTTGTCACGGTTACACCAGCGCCAGCGGCAATAGTGACTACGCCCGCGCCTAAGTTAGTTAGGTTTAAAGTCGCGCCAGTAGTCCAGACCACGCTTGCTTGTGGTGGAATTGTGTAAGTAGAAGCTGCTGAGTTACTGGCTGTAACGGTCTTAGCGGCGTCTAGTAATACAAACGTGTAAGTAGTGCCCGTTTGAGCGTTATAAGTCGGTATTGCTACCGCCGCGTCGAAACCGTCGGCTACGGCTTGAATAGCTGTAGCCCCGTTAGTAACTAGGTCTGTACTTGTAGGGTAAGTTACCCCAAAGTATTGAGTTGTGCCAGCCATTTTATATATCCTGCCATGTGTCCGTAACTGGAGTATAACCTACCCAAGTTACGGTGGGTGCTATTTGCAGCCAAATTAGTTGCGGGTATGTTTCGGAAACAGCCGAACAAGTAAGCCCTAATGTCGCCGTGTACCTGTCGATATTCCAAGTCATACCTTCTACAAACCCGTTGAAAATAGTACCAAATACAGCGGGTAATTGACTTGTAGAAACACTAGCCCCTACGTTCATGGCTATAAGCGCGTCGCGTGTCGCGTCGCTAACAGTAGGGCTATGCAAGGCAACACTCAAAAGCTCTGGGTAGGTTCGCGGGTATGCGCGACTTATTAAAAATTCATCTGCTTGGTTTTGGGCGTCTATAGTGTTTTGTAATTGTGTAGCCCTTGAACCGGTTAGTATTCCGTATTCTGATTGACTAATAAAGTCGGCGGCGTAGGCTTCGGCGCTACCTGTATAAGTTACGGTAACGTCGTTTACTATTTCCGACCATTGGGCAGCTTGCCTTAATCCAGCGGTTAGTAAATCGTCGGCGGTTAAAACTAAAGGTATTTGGGTTAATCTACTTAAATAGCTGTCATAAAATAAAGTGCCGTCGTCGCCTTCATACAATAAACCGCGCCCGGAATTGGCTGCATTTTGGGCTAGTGTCCAAGCATTAGTAGCCCCGCCCGTATACGCTTCTAATTCATAGTCGCCGGGCGTATCTATTTGAGCTGCAAGCCCATTTAGAACAGCCGCGTTTACGGCGTCAAAATTTGCCCAAGTGAAAGTGGCTGGTACTTCGTCCCAACTTAAAGTAGGTGGTACTTCGTCCCACGTTGTAGTAAAGGCTTCGTACAAAATGTTATAAATTCTTGTGCCGTCAAATTCTTGAGCATAATTAAGTGCGCCCGTAAGCCGCTTATTTAATTGTGCTAGTACGCCGACGCCCGTTATTTTGTAAACCGCTACTGAGCCTATGTCGCCGTAGCCTTCCAGCGTTACGTCAATGTCGGAAATAGTCCCAGTAAATAGCGTGTTATAAGTTGCGTCTGTGTTTTGTATTTGTACGGCTACGCTGTCGGAAAGATTGACGTTTAAAGCCGTGTCTGCGTCTGTCCATAAGCTAATACTGGCTAATCCTGGTTGCGCTTGTTCGTAAATGTTTCTACGCCCAAGTTCTAACGTAATGCTACTTATTGTATTGTCCGTGTATTCATTTACGCCCGCAAAAATAACTTTAGGGTAAGGCGTGTAAGCGGTCATAACGTAGCGCCTACGAAATTTACCGCCCCAGTACGCCGGGCGCTGTTTTGTAGTAGTAGTTCAATACTTCGGCGAGCACTTTCGCCGTCTATGACGCCGTTAAAAATAAAGGTATTACCGCCGCCGCCGCTATCTTTTCTTATAACGCCCGAGCTATTTGGCGTGAAATATTCCGCGCCAAATTCACCAACTCTTACCGTTTGTCCAGCCATTACCGAACCGCCGGCAGCTCTACCGCCGCCGAAGTTGTCTAAAATCCTTCCTACAGCGTTGCCAAATTTGCTGTTTGCTATTGCGCTACCTACCCGCTGTATGGCGTCGTAAATACTATTTATCAAATTTCTAAAAGGTTCTATTTTTTGGTAGGCAAGTACGAAGCCAGCGGCTAAAGCGGCTACTGCTAAAACTACTAAACCAATAGGGTTTAGCGATAAAACTAAGTTAAAAGCGGCGGTAATCCCGGTAGCAATTTTCATAACTAGGCTAAGGGCTGCTATTCCCAGTTGCAAGGTTTTTACAGCTACGGCTACTACAACTATGGCAGCGCCAACTTTTAAAAACATACCCGCGTTAGCTTCTAAAAACGGTGTAAATTGTATGACTTTTTCAGATAACTGTGTGAAAAATGGAAGTAACGCCGCGCCTATTGCTTCGGATACGTTACCTAAAGCCAGCGCCATTTTTGCCGAACCTGTTGCGGTGGCTTCTGCCGTACCGCCTACTTGCTTTTCAATCGCCCCTAAAATCATGTTTTGAGCGCTCAAAATGTCGCCCGAAGCTACTAGCGCTTCTATCTTTTTCTTTTCTTCTTCCGTAAAAGTTATACCGGACTTAGTTAAAGCGTTAATTCCTTTAATAGGGTCTTCTAAAGCCTTACCAAGTTGTACCGCGTTACCTTCGGCTGTACCGAACCCAGCCGCCGCCATGTCTAAGGCTGCTACTGTCGCCCTATCAAAAGCCCCGCCCGCCGTGTCTACTGTTGCGGCAAGGTTGGCGAAGGTCGCTAACTTTGCTTGCGTTAATTTAATTACTTCCGCGTCTACGGCGGTAGTTACTTCTAGGGCTTGGGCGTATTCTGTTACCCGCTTGGTAGCGTCTGCGTAGCCCATGCTGGTTAAAATGTTGTCTAGCCGGGCGTTTGCTACTGCTACTTCTTCGGCTGCCTTAACCGCTGTAAAGCCCGCGGCAGCTAATCCACCTAAAGCAATAGTGGAAACTTGCCCCGCTTTTTTAAGGCTATTTTGAAAACCTTTTAACTTACCTTGTACGCCTTCTAGCTCTTTATTAAAGTTAGAAACATCTGCTAAAAGATTAAGTTTTAGGGTTCTAATATTAGCCATTAGTTTTTACTCCAACCATTTAAAACGCTTTCGACTGCCGTTATCCAAGCGCTAGTTATTGCTGGCTGTTCCTTGCGTAGTGTAGGGAAAATCCAATAACCTTCATTACCGCCGTTATAGGGCGGGCTCATAGGTGGAAAGCGCCGCCCTTTATTTTTACCGAAAGTATTAGCGCCTAAGTTACTGCCGTTTTTCTTTTTAGTTAGGTATGGTTCTGCGCCAAATTCCGAACCAAATAATACTTCGCCCACCGCTGCGCCGCCGCTAAAGTTTTTCTTACTACCGCCTACTGTTATGTTCGGTATCCGGTCTTTATTTGGTCTAACCGTATCTGCTACCCGTTCGGCTTGAATAGGCATATACCTAGCGTTTTTTGCGGCGGCTTGTATTTTGGTAGCGGTAAAAGCGCTAATAGCCGTTACCTGGCTTTTTAGTTCGTTATTAGCTTCGTCGGTTAGTTTTTTAAAAGCGGCGTACAGGTTTTTAAGGTCTTTGGGGTCTGCCTTAAAAGTTACTGTTTCTCTCTCAGCCACTTTTTTTATTCCTTTCCAATATCTCTAATACGGTTAGTAAGTCTTCGGCGCTCCGGTCTTCCCATGAGCTAGGCGCGGTCTGCGTGGCTACAGCAATTTCTACTATTAACCGCTGCAAACTTCCTAGCTCATGGCTTTTGGGTCTTCCTCGATTGGTTCGATATTCTCAACCGAATTTATCCAACTATCGAAAGGCTTCAAATTACTACCAGTTCGCTTTAGTACGGAATACGCTAGAAATGCTAGGTCTTCCATACCAATACCGCCGGCTAAGTCGCTTATTTTTCTTTTACTGTGTCGCTCCCAGATAATAAAATCGGGGACTAACGCGGTTAAAGTAGTTTCTTCGCCGTCTGTAGTTTTTAGTTCTAGTGTTATTTTCATTTAGTGCCCTGTTCTCTCTAGTTATGCTCTGGCTACTGTTCCGTCTTCTACGACAAGTTCTACGGTGGTAGTTAGTACGTCTACAGCGCCGCCTCCAGCTACGGGGTAATTTGGAAAACATGAGCCCGTAAAAGTTGAGCCGTTCGCGTCAAAAGAAAACGTAAGCGCGGTATCAGGTGCAGCTAAAGCCGCGTCCCAAAGTGCGTCACATAATGAACCTGCCGCGCCCCAGTCGCTGAACATTTCAACCGAAAGCGTAGCCGTCTGGTCAATAGTTTTGTAGGCGCGTCCACTTAATACTTCTAGTACGGCTTGGTTTAGTTCTGTAGTTAGCGTTACTGTGGACGCTTGCGCGTCGTAATTGTCGCTGTCAATAGTCAGGGTTAAATCCCTGCCTGTAATGTAAGTTGCCATTTTGGGCTAACCCTTCCTGTTGTTGTTAGTTGGTCGTTACCAATTCAATAGTTAATGAGCTGGTAAGCATTTGGTTGCCCGATACTTCTTCTATCTGGGGCTGTGAAAATCCGTTAATAATTCCCGTTCCTGTTGGCAGGGCGCTAAAAACGTCTAGCATTAAAGTTTCTATGTTTGCTAAAGCCGCTTGATTATCGGCTGCCCCTACTACTACGGTTAAAGCAAAACGCACGTTTAGCCGATTACTTAATCCGCCGATAGATACCGGGGTAATGTATGGGCTTGCCGGTACTAGGACTATTGCGGGCGGGGTTATTTGTTCCCGTGGAAACGCATAAACTACCCGGCCAGCCGCGCTTAAGTCGCT